GTCTCGCGTTCACCTGTTTCTGGGTATTATCAAAGAGATTCCTTAGTGCTATTGGGATCTATCCTTAACCTTAAGAGGTAATCCTCGTGACCCTTTGATACTATGTAAGCAATAGATCCACGAGGTACACCGCACACTGTTGCAATGTTATCAAGTGTGATCCCTCTCTCTCTCAGCAGGAACGCCTTGTTGCACAGCTCCGGTGTAATCGGGCTGCTGGTCTCTTCCTCGGGCTCCAGGTTGGGTATGGGGTCGCCATCGGCGTCCATCAGGGTGCCGTTCGGGTAGGACATCCAGCCGTGCTTGATGGCGTACCGTACCAGGTGCTTTGCTTCCCGCAGGACTTGGGTCTGGCTGATGCTGTATTGTGTGGTCATTGGTGTTTAGAAACTGGGTGATGGATCGGAGAATCGGCAGTACTGCCCGTCGTACAATAGAGGCACTAGGCCGCATTCGCCGTCTCTTTGTTTGGCGATAGCAATCACAGCCTCGCCCTGGGGTTGGTTACGCTCCCTGTTCAGCAGTAGCACAAGGTCGGCGTCCCTTTCAATCTGCCCTGAGTCGGCCAGGTCAGTGAGCCGAGGCACTCGGCCCTTGTCCTTCTCGTTCTCTCGATTGAGCTGGGCCAAGGCGACCACGGCTGTCTTGGTATCGGAGGCCACGCCTTTGAGTCTGCCAGAGACCTCGGCAATCTCGTAGGTCTTTTTCTCTGCTGCCTTGGATCCGTGGATCTTCTGGAGGTAGTCGACCAGCACCAGCTTCACGCCCCACTTGCGAACAGCACGGCGGATTACCGCGGTGATCGTGGCGATATTGGACACACCGGATCCGGAAACGAAATGGATGGGGCTGGCTGCGATCTTGGCCGAGGCTGTGGACATTGCCTTCATACCTCCCTGGTCGAGCTGGCCGGTCTTGATGTCCTGCATGGGTATGGTGCCGATAGTCGAGACCATACGGCGCACGATGGACTCGTCGGACATCTCCAGGCTGATGAACAGGGTGGGTATCCGGGAGTCGATGGCGGCGGCCTTGGCAATGGCAATGGCGATGGCTGTCTTCCCAATGCTGGGTCGGGCCGCAATAATGGCCAGCTCACCGAACTGGAATCCATCGGTCATCTGGTCGAGCCTGTAGAAGCCCGAGGTGATACCGGAAAGCTGTCCCTGCCTTGAGAACCTTTCCTGTGTGGAGTCGATGAATCGGCTTACAACGGACTTGGACGATTGCACCTCTTCCTTGGAGGCCTCAACGGAGAGCCCTGCCTCGGCATTAGAGACGATTTGATCGACGGAGAGGGTGGAGACAGCGGACTCACGTATCAGACGGTCTCCAGCGGTTCTGAGCTGGCGTCTGTGGTGAGCCTCCAGGACAGCCTGGGAGAAGGCCGGATGGTTGGCCGGGCTTGGACACAGCTCGTCGCAGCGATTGAGAGCCTCGAATGGTGGAGTGACTTGAGGCATCGAGCGTTTCCACTCTTTGACCACCGTGGTCAGGTTGACCGGCTCGGTCTTGGCGACCAGGCCTTTGGTGATCTCGTACAAGTGCCGGAGGCTGTCGGTCTCGATGGCATGGGTCGGGATCTTGGCGAACACCTCGTGGCAGACATCTGAGCCACCGGAGAGACAGGCGCCGATCAGGCCGTACTCGTCGTCCTGGGCGAAATAGGGGTCGTTCATTGGTAGTCGGAGATGTCGGTGGAGAAGGTGCCGGCCTGGGAGGATCCGATACTAGGAAGGAGACCGCTTCTAACCTTGTCGATCTCTCCGTTCCAGTTGTTCAGCAGTGTCATCAGCTCACGGCGGAGGTATTTGTCGTTGGACTTGTAGCGAGCCTCGACGAGTAGAATGTCTTCTTCCGGTGTGTTGAGATCGTAGACCTCTTTTAAGGCCTTAATCTCCTTGGTGCTCCAGTGGGTGGTAGGTCGACGGCGAACCATTGCACCAACTCGTAAACGGAAGGCTTCGAGTTCAGGCGATAGATCCCTCGGAGCCTTTTTTGTATCTGTATCTGATGGAGAAGGAGACGGAGACGGAGAGCTATGTTCTGGCCATGCTCCGGCCATTGGGGTCGCCATTGGGGTCGCTATGGCAACCCTATTAGGGTCGCCATTGGGGTCGCCATCGTCTGGGCATTTATTCCACCTTTTTGCTGCTCCATTGGTTCCTGCAGCCGATTGTCGGGCTTTGAAGGCATTCTGTTCCTCCCGGACTTTCTCCAGTCGTTCGTTCTTGAGCGTATGGCCATCGGATAGCCGGAACTTAGCCATGACATAGCCAACGCATGGCGACCCCATGAGTCCGGCTATCCTTGCCACACGTTCGGGATCGTTCGGAATGCCTCCCTTGGTCCATTGATGGCAGAGCAGTCGGATGTACCCACCGACCTCTTCCGCGCTCATCTCCGAGGTGCCTGCCAGGAAGTCGTCAGCGTAGAACTGAAACGCCGGCGCCTTTCGTTTGGATTCCTCGCTCATTCCTCACCTTTCGATTCGAGGTAAATCTTCCGGTTCTCAATGGCGTTCTTTTTGGCCGCCTGGAGCATTTCGCAGATGGTGTCCACATTGTGTATTGCGAACATCACAATGCCGTCTTCACCGCATGGGTTCATTTGCTTGATGCAAACATAGCCAACATCTGAGCCGTAAACGTCTGTGTGGTCCTGACTTTGGATTTCGAGTTTCATGTCTTAAACGGAAAACCCCACCCAGACCGTGCTAGGAACTCGCGCAGAACCAACGCGACGTGTCACGGAAAGGGTGGGGAAAAGTTTGTTGAGCATGGGTCCTGGTTGTGGCGCCGACGTTTGCTTCCTAGGGCTCACGTCGACAGGCCGCTCCCTAGCTGACAGCCGGGGCGGTGTCCAGCGCTCAATAGGCCGGTATCAGGATGTCGGCCACCTGTTGGGTGAGTTGCACGTCGCGCAGACAATAGTCGATGGCTGCTTGGCGGTCGGTATTCCACAGCAGACTGAAGTCGGCGCCGGTGCCTGTCTTGTCCCCGAGGCCTAGGTGCCGGCAGATTGACCCGAGGCTGCCATGGGCTCTGGAGTCCCCGAGCTGCCACACCTCGCGTAGGTCGATCACCAGATCGTTCCAGTAGCGTCCCTGGCGCAGCCAGTAGGGAGGAAGGATGCGGTGCTTCCAGGAGCGCTTCATGAGAAACGGTAGATCGAAGGCCTTAATGTTGAATCCAACGAGCTTGGGTTGCCGCTCGTAGTAGTTTAACAGCTCCCACCATTCCCGGAGCATGGCGGCCTCGTTGCCGTCGTTCTTCAGCACCGCGGTCACCTGGTGCTCGATGCGGTATCCGATGCACAGGATCTGCCCCGAGAGAGCGTCCAAGGCTGCGTTCTTGATGAAGTCCGCGGTGTGGTTCTCCTCGGCCTTCTGAATGCGCTCGGCGATGAGGTCAGGGTTCTTGACGTTGCCCAGCTTCACGTCGGCCGGGTTGAAGGGTGGTATGTTGAGTTCCGACAGTGGTAGTGGCCCGGTCTCGATGTCGAAGATGATGGTTGGATTGGCTGGCATATTGCTAAATTGTTTTGAGTTAGTAGTTGATGCGCGTTTGTCCCGATGCGCGCCCCCGGTTACCCACGAGTCCCCGACAGCAACAGGCTGCCGGAAAGTTGTCAGATCTGTTTGCCGCAATGAGGGCAGACGGTCTTGGTCAATGGCTGTCTTACGGTAGGCACGCCCAGCCATTCGCAGATCTCACGATAGGAGACCCACCCGAACCCACGCACCGACCTGGGCTGCAGGTGGCCTAGGTTGTAAAGGTCGAGAGCCTCCTGCCGGCTCTTGATGGCCAGGCTTTCGAGGATGTTGAATGTCCTGGTTGAGAACGGGAATCCCCACACCCGCAGGATCTCCTCGTGCTTCTGGGCTGCCTGCTCGATCTGATTGATCCGTTGGCGGCTCAGGTTAAACCGTTTGCCGATCTCCTCCAGTGTGTAGCCTTCGGATCTGAGCTGCACCACCTCGGGCACCATGTGGGTCAGCTTCATCGTGGGTTTGCGGGTCTTCATGGCTTAGAATGGCACATCTGAAAAGTCGGGATCCTCGACCTTCTCAATCTCCTCAAGGCGCTTTGTAACCGCGGCGATTAGTGCAATGTCTTCAGGCGTCTTGCCGCTGGAGACCTTGGCCTTGGGCAGCCAGTGCTCGGCCAGGCCACGCACGGCGTCCGGTGTCAGCTCTGAGAGCGCCACGCCCTTGAACTTGCCGACGTGCACCTTGACCTCGGCGATCTTGACCGGCGCCGCGGTGGCCGGCGTCACCGTCTTCACCTTGTCGTCCTCCCGGGGCGGCCTGTCCTCCAGGCGTACCCAGAGGCCCGAGGGCTTCAGGGGCTCGCCGCTCTTATGCGGCATGATCAGCTTGATATTGGCGAACGTCTTGGTGCCGTCCCTTGATTGCTCGTGGACGATCACCACAGTGGCCGGTCGGCCGATCAGGTTGTCGAGGTTGAGGCTGACGGTCTCCTCGGTGGTAAGGGCTCGGCCATGCCAGTCCTTGAGGAACTTGGTCAGGCCGGCCTTCTCGTGCAGGCTGGCGGTCATTGGGGCTGTCATGACCACCCACGGCTGCACCGGGTTGCGTGACTGGTCGAGGATGTCCAGCTCGAACGCGATCTTGAACTTCTGCTTGATGCCGTACTCGGTCTCGTAGGCCTTGAGCGGTGTGATGTCGACGCAGACCGCGCGGCCTGTGTACTCGGGGCAGGGTGTGAAGTTCCCGCCGCTCGGTTTCGTTGATACTGTGATTCCCATGTGTTTGCTGTTTTGTATCGTTGTTGTTGTGTCTACCTGGAGGCTTGTTTCTCGACCTCCGAAAGTTGTTTTGCCATCCGGTCGTACTGCGCCCAGTAGTCGGGCCAGGTCGACTTGATCTTCGCCAAGTTGTCCTGGTCGGCCACTAGGGCCGCGGCGCCCAGCTTGCGAACGAAAGATCCGCCGTATTCAATCATGGTGCGTGCCACGTCGAAGTCCTTCACTTGGAGCCTTTCCCGCGCTTCCTGGTAAAGAAGCTGGTGAAGTCGACCTTGACCTTCCGGGCAGCCCGATAGGCCTCCCCGGCGTCCTTCTTGGTCAGTCGATAGATTCCCGTGCCGTCCTGTTGGATCTGTTGAGCTGATTTCATTGCAGTATAAAGTCGAAGTTGTTCTGCCAGGTGTCTGATAAACGGTTGTAAGTGTCGTTCTTGATGCGCCAGGTGCGCGGGTCGCGGGTTGAGCCGGTGTGCCGGCACTTGATCCGCACGTCGATGTCCTGGATGGCCGTGTTTCGCAGCGGGTGATCGCTCGGGAGCTCGTGGAGTTTGGTGATCATGGTTTCTCGCTTAGTTCTTTGATGATCTTGGTCCTAGCTCGACCCTTCGCTTTGACGATGAGTTGCAGGATGACGATTGGGTTTACCGTTGAAACGTGCTGCCAGTATGGTCTGGCTGCGTCGAGTTCGCGTGCGCGGTCGATGTCCACCACAAGCACCTCGCTAGTCATCTTGTGCCGGTAGACGAACGCGACTGACAGGTCTGGAGGGGTGTTCATTGTTTGGTTTCCTTAGCCCTATCCCAAGCGAAGCAGTCATCAGGATCAGCGCAATACAGTCGCATTCTGTCCCCCGCCTCCCCCAACCGCTTGATCTTAGCGTCAGCATTGTTCAGCGCCCGCTCCAAGGCACGCGCATGGTTGATAAGAACTTTTGGTTCAGGATCCATGTCATGTATAATTAGAAGCGTATCTGTTCGCAGCGTATCACTCACAGCTTGGCCTCCTTGGCTTTGGTCCAGATTTTGAGACGAATAAATACGTCCTCTTCCGTAACCATATTGTCCCCCGCCTCCTCCAGCCGCTTGATGCGGTCGTTGAGACTATTGAGTTCTCGCACGATGCCCCGTGGGCGAGTATCGAACAGCGTGTTTCCGGTTGGTGTTTGAATCAGGAAACCTTTGTTAGGGGGAGCGATTATGATTGGGTTGAGTTTGTAGCGGCTCACGGCTTCACCTCCTTCCCAATCTTGGCGTCATCCCAACCCTGCAACAGGTTGTCCATTCTTGATGTTCTCATGCACGGTGATGGAGGATTGATGAAATCGTACATCCCATTACCAGCCATCTTCAGCTTCCTGATCCGATCTTGCAGGTACTCGACTAGCTCCCTCAGCTCGTTCACATCGGATTGAAGCTCGCGGATCTTGGCGCACTGTGCGTCGGCAAACCATTGCTCCTTCATAATCCGAAGCACTTCTTTGGCTGCATCAGTAGCGGGTATGGATTCGTTGACCGTGAACCCACCATCCAGATCGACCCGCATGATCTGGGTGTTTGGGTTGGATATCGGATGGTTCATTGGGAACAATTTGATTTCTGTTTCTTCGCTCATTTGCACTCCTTCCATT